TCGATTTTCAGTTCAATTTCGCTTGTCGTCACAAAGTCAGCTGTCAACTGCACTGTGTCGCCCGTTGGAAACTGCAACGCAACAGCAGTCAAAATTCCATCGGTTTCGTACCATACGGCATCATTGGCACGCGCACTGACACCGCTTGGGTTATAGCCTGCTCTTTTGATATAAAACCTGCCTCTAAACTTACTTCCAACTTGACTTCTTAAGAGAAGCTCTCCGAGATACATTGGCAGCTCAGACGATGTGTTGCCCGTATATTCCCAAAAGCAAGTCATTCGGCCAGAGCCAGACATTAAGCTGCTGACTCGATTCCTAAACTCATCAGATAACGCAGTTGTGTCTACTGTCTCGCGTTCAGTGTTTAGCTCATAGCTTGTTACTTGAGCTAATGTGCGAAAACTGCGCTGCTCAACTCTGATGCGAACCTGATAGTCACTGCTTGGGTTTGACAAGCTAATAGCGTTTGCAAAGCCACCTGTGACAGCCTGAGCAAAAGTGTTGTAAAGACGGATGCCGCCTACTTGGTCAACATGAATAAACTTCTTGGTACCTACCCTAGTGTTGCCCGTAATTATATCTAAGGCGCCACCATCTGTTCGTCTGATTTGAATTTGATCCCCAGTCAATAGAACATCAGGGCCAAATGCTTTATTTTCGGAGAACCGCACGCTAAATCGATTCTTGGAAGCGTTAACATCTGAACCCCTCAGCCTCACAAAAATTGGGTCAGCCTCAAATACCCTTTGCAGCTCAATTTCTCCTTGCGTTCCAAGATATACCGTCATGAGATTAATACCGAACCCAGTTGGCCTGTTCCTTGAAACGCGATTTCTGCTCTGACAATATCGCCTGTTGCCGCTCCAAAGCTTGCACTCGTCACATAAGCGTTCATGGTGATTTGCTTGTTTTGATTACCGTCGTTTACTCTAAATTTTAAAAGAACAGTATCGCTTGAACTGATCCCCGAAGAACCAGTTTTGTAAATCTTGCTGAGCAAAGAGGTTGTATTGAATACGTTGTCATCATCCTTGTAATACAACAAAGTCGCGCTGCCGGTATAACCGACAACCCCTGGCATGTAAGTTCTCAAGTGCTCGTTCAGCGTTGTCGTCTCCAGCGTTTCCAAGTTGGCCTGCACTGAAAAATTGACGACCTTTGCAACGTCAGAGGTTCCGACCCGAAGGATCCCGTCGCGTCCTGTAAAGACTTTTGCCATCAGAGCACTCCGATCAAATTGACTGTAAC